AATTACTGACTAACCCTGATACTGAAGGGTTTTTTTGTGTTTCAACAAGCTATAGAAATGAGCCTAATCCTATAGATGGAAGACATAAAAAGATTTTTCCTATGTTTGAATTTGAGACTAAAGGAAATATGGCTGATATGAGAAATCTCGAACATCAGTTGTTGGTTTATTTAGGTTTTAAAGAGGGTGTAGATGTTACATATGACTCTATGTCTAAAGAATATAGAACAGATATATTAGAAGCAGAACATGAAGAATTAATGCACAAAGATAAGGGAGATGTAATATTCTTATCTAAATTTCCTAAAAGGACTCATCCCTTTTGGAATATGAAGCAGAATGATAGCAATAAAGACCTTTTCAATAAAATTGATGTTATTCTTCATGGACAGGAAACAATAGGCTCTGCTGAAAGAAGTTGCAATAAAGAAGAAATGAAGTGGAACTTTTTAAATCAAACAGATGGAAGATATGCAAATTTATTATTTAATAAGTTTGGTAAAGAAAGAGTAATGAATGAGCTTGAAGAATTTTTGTCTCATGACTTCTTTCCAAGATATGGTGGAGGGATAGGAATGACAAGAATGGCAAGAGCTATGAAATTAGAAGGCTTGATATAAACTGCCTGCAGGAAGACCTAAGAAGCAAGAAGAAGAAAGAAAGCCTACTGCTTTTGAGTTAGATATAATGAATGGTGGTGATGGACTGCCAGATTGGATGCAGTTCACTATTACTCTCTTTATTTTTGGTTGTTTTTTTTGGATAATATACTTATTATTTCATCCTATATTACAGCTTGAAGATAACTTTAGAGACTTGCTTAATATTATAGTAGGCACATTCTTAGCTTCTTTTAGTAAGGTTGTAGATTTTTGGTTTAAACAGAATAAGAAACAAGATTGAAAGAAGTTTTAATATTTAGTATGCCCTGGATTATCTTTGCTTTAATAGTATATATAATAAGCAAGTTGATAAGAAAACTTTTAAAATAGTAAGGTGGTGGAATTGGCAGACACGCTATCCTGTTTAGATAGTAAGCATTTTTCGGGGAAATGCTTGTGTAGGTTCGAGTCCTACCCTTACTGCATGGAGAATATATGATAGGTGAAAGCTTAAAAAATAAAATTGTTAAGATAGCATTAGATGCTATTGATGATAAGTTGGGAAAAAGATTTCCTATCATAGATGAAATTACAGATGTATTTCAAGAACAAGATAAAAGATTTAAAGATATAGAGAGAGAGCTCTCTGCATTAAAACAATATGTAAAGGAAAATGATGAACAAACTTGTTGCTGCGATAAAAAAGATTGCTGTTGAAATGATATTAAATGATGACACTAAAGAGAAAGTCATCAAACAGCTTAATAAAAAAATGAACTTACCTATGATTTCAGAGGAAACAGAAGCTGAGTTATTAGATGCATTATATGAAGCTATGCAAGAAGCTTTACAAGATGCTATAGAGAAGAAGTAATTGCCTAAACAAGTCTTAAAAATAGATAGATTTGAAAAAGGAATACTTAGTGCATATAATTCTAAAGATATTCCTTTAGATGGATTAGTATCAGGAAAAGCTTGTGATATAGGTACAATAGGTATAGTAAAGCTTACACCTAAAGCTGCATTAGATAATGAAAGTTTAAATGCTGGTAAAACTTCAGAATATTTAGGTTCAACTTATACTCTGCCACCTGGTCATGGGTTTTATATATTTCCTTCAGACTATACAAGACCTATAAGTAATGGTGTAGCTTTAAATCAAGAAACTGAGTTTTATGTATATTTTCATGGAGTTAATGTATACCTATTAGAGAAAGCTAATCTTGTTTGGGATGGAGGAATAGCTGGAGCTTCTACTTTTGATTTAGATAAACCAACCATAACATTAGGTAGTGATGGTAGTAGTAATGCAATTATAAAACCTGTATTTTACTATGGAGCTGGAGCTTTAAGAGTAGCAGATGGAAACTATACTAATAGTGGTAATGATGTTGGATTAAAGAATAAGTGGTTTGGGCATATTAAAAGATCATTATTTGGAGAAACTGGAGATTTTACAGTTAATCATGATAGATGGTATGTAGATAATCAAGAACTTATACCTCCAACTGCACAAGATGCTTCTGGAGCTGATAGTGGATATTCTTTAACTCAATTTCAAGGTTCAGCTATAGCAGGTCTTGTTGATTTTGATGCAAGTGCAGAGGCTGGTACTTCAGGTACAACCGTAGCTGTTCCTGATAATAATGAGTTTTTAAAAATATGGGTAGGTTCTGCTACAGATGCAAATGGTACTTGGGATATACAAACTGAATATACTTTTTATATTAGCTTTATATATGATGGCTCTCAAGAATCACCTGTAACTAAATTAGTAGGTTTAGCTGGAGATTCTGGTAGTTTAACTACTCATTCATCAAATCAAGAAAGTGTTTATATTGGGGTTACTTTACAGTATGGAACAGATAATGGTGCTGATCATAAAACAAATGTAGATCCAAACACTTTAGTTAATCCAAGAATAACAGGTGCAAGGCTTTATTACACAGACCCAAGTGATGGAGAAGGCATTAAGTATCTTCTTTTAGATATAGATCTAATAAAAGGCTGTAAAAAATCTGATGAACTTAGCTATACTGCTTGGGCTCAAACAACTCAAGGTCAAACATATATATGTCCTGCAAGTGTAACAAGTGCAGATGTAACAAGTGCTAATGCATTTAATTTTGTAGATCCTCCTAAAGCTTTAACATATGATATACTTAATGGATATGGTGCAGATGAAGTAACAGCTGCAAAGTATAAATGTGCTACTATACTTAATAATAGATGCTATATAGGAAACATACAACAAGAAGATAATGTAGGAGATGGTTTTGAAAGTGCTCCTATATATAATGATAGGATTGTAAGAAGCCCTATAAACTTTGAAGGTAAACCTCAATTTGATACTTTTCCTGCTAGTCAAAAAATGGATATAGGTGTTAATGATGGAGATAGTATTATAGCTTTAGAAGGTTATGCTGATAGATTGTTAGTATTTAAAAAGAAATCTATCTACATAGTTAATGTAGCTCAAGATGGTCAAGAAGGTGTAGAAAATCAATTATATAATAATGGAGTAAACAACCCTTCTCAAGTTATCAAGTTTGAGCTGGGAGTAGCTTGGTGTAATCCAAATGGTTGTTTTTTATATAATGGAGAGCAAGTTAAAAATTTAACAGAAGGAAAGATATACTCAGGAGGTAAATGGGAGCCAGCTCATAATGTAAGTTGGACAGGTGGTTCTTTTTCTCAATCTTGGCAAATAGATTCTACTCACATACCTGCTTTAACTTATTTATATTCTAAAAAACAACTATGGGTCTCTATAAGCATGGATGCAGATGGTCAAGCTAATGATGCATGGGTATATGATTTTAAAACTGAAGGCTGGACTATGGCTTCAGGGTCTATGGGAACTAATACAAGAAATAGATCTAATATAGTTATAGATTCAAATGGTGTACCTAAGTTTATTGAGCATGATACATCGAGTAGTGCAGAAAAATTAGAAGTATATAGCTTACAAAATATTCCATCTGATAATAGTGAGTTTAAATTAATTACTCCTGATATAGATTTTGGAGCTCCTGGAGTTAAGAAGAAGATATATAAAGTTTATGTTTCTTTTAAATCTGATGAAGCTTCTCCCAGAGTTCAAGTAAAATATTCTACAAATGGTAGTAAAGAATTTTCTAAACTATTTGCTCAAAATACAACAGGAAATTTTGCAGCTAATGAGCTAACTTTTGTTACTAATAATTCTATGGCTACTAATATAAATGAAGGCGAAGGTGTATTTGATTTAAGTGGAACTAATCAAAGTGCTTTAGGAAATGCTGATATAGCTGTTTCTAATAATATAGCTAGAATAACTAATGATGGAACAAATCAAGGCTATGCAAGATATGATCTTGGAACTTTAGCAGCTAAAAACTATAATTTAAATCTTTATTTTAAACCAAGATTTTCAGCAATATCAAGAAGAGAAAATGTTAAATCAAGTCAAGCTATAATTAGCATTGGAACTTCAAATTCAAACCCTGGTACAAATAGAATTGTTAATCAAATAATAGGTCAAGAAGGTGCTTATAAAATAAGCTTTCAAGCGACTGCAGCAGCTCATTATTTATATATACAAAATCAAT